CTACGCTGCGCTGAACCTTCACAGAGTCGACACCAGTGCGATTTACGCGGCCAACCCCTGCGCCTTGACTGGCGAAGATATCGCCGATACGGGCTGCGCGGCGCTCCTGTCTGGCGCCGACTACGGCGTGCTTCTCGGCGACTCCCATGCCGAAACAGCCTATCCGACCATCGCAGGCATCGCCGAAAAAACAGAGGCGAGGCTCGCTTTGATTGTCGAGCAGGGCTGCTCGCCGCTTTGGGGAGCCGGCGTTCGATCGCGCCTCAATCCTGCCGGTGATTGCACAGACAGAACCCGAGAATCTCTATTGGACCTTATTCGCAAGGCTGGCCACCCGCCGCGCTTTGTGGTGATCAAGTCCTACTGGATCGGCCTGTACAAGGTTGGCCTTGACGACCCCATCAATACGCTTCGTGAGGGCATCGAGAATACCATTGTCGATCTCGAGAGCAGCGGAGCTGGCAAGATCGTCATCGTTGATCCAACGCCAAAATTTTCCCGCCCCGTACCCATATGTCTTTTGCGAAAGGAGCGGCATTGCGGCCTGTCCGTTGCTGACATGGACACGCAACGGGCGGAAATTCTAAAGGTCTTTGAAGGCGTGGCCGCCAACCACCCTAACGTCAGTGTTGTCGACCCGGCGACGGCGCTTTGCACTGATGCCTACTGCCCGCCCCGCATGAATGAGGCGACGCTTTATTTCGACACCCATCACCTCTCAGCCGATGCTGAAAATCTTCTCTCACCTCTGTTCGATGGCGTGTTGTAGGCAACAACACGCCAGCCCGTCGACTTACTGGCTGCCGACGCCGCCGGGCTGGGGAATGGTCGGCACCGCCGGCGCGCCGGGCGATGGCGTGTCTCCTTCGGCAGCACTGGAACTGCCGTTGGAACCTGGCTTGCGGCCGCCTGAGCCAGCGCCGCCCTTCGGCCTGAGCTTCGCCTCCACCTCCGTGAGGTAGCCGCTCTTGGAAAGACGGTGGGTGGCCGTCTCGATAATGAAACTGATTTCGTCCACCCCCGGCCTTACGCCTGAATATCGAAAAGGCGCGCCAGCACGAATAGACGGATCGCCAAAGAGCGTCACCGAGGTTCGGATGGTCTCGCTCTTGAGCGCGTCTCCCTTGGCCGACGCGGCCCTCCTGGCCTCGGCCTCATCCGCGAACGGTTCCGGCAGAGTATATTCTGCCGTGCCTTCCTCGTCGCTTTCGACCTCGATTTCGATGAGTTTGGCCCGATTGCGATCCTGCACCCTGCCCTTCACCTTCTTGAACCGGTTCCTGTGTGCGAAAGTGATCCTGCAGGTCCCCGCTACGATATCGGCCGGCGTCGCGACGATCTCCGTCAGAGGCGAGCCCTTGGCTGATCGGCCGGTGCCCTTGCCGGCAAAAACGAGATTGCGATCCTTGATCGAAAAGAGCGCTCCATGCCGCCTCGCCAGGCGCTCCACCACGTGAAGATCGCTTTCATCCTGCTGGCCGAACCACTCATAGGCATGGCTTGACACCTCGTCGTCGATGACGGGCGTAAGGCCGTTCTCGCTGGCGATCTCGGAGACGATGTCCCTGACGGTCCTGTTGTCCCAATGACGCAAGCGATGCTGCTTCAGCTCGTCACGCGCATTGGCGCCCTTCCCGTTGATGGTCATGCCATAGGGCAGGCAGCGAAGCTCCGGATTGTCGAGTATGTAGGTTCCGAAAAAGGCAAGCCCGGTCTCCTGATAGCCCAGCGAGGCGCTGATCTGGTCGCCCTTCCTCGGGATCATCGCAAACGGATTGCCGTCGTTGAGCTCGCACGAGATCGTGTCGGAGGTGACCCCCTCCTTGTCGACGATGGTCACGGATATCAGCCGCTCATTGAAAATCGACGCAACCGGCCTACCGTTGACCGAGATTTCGGCAAGGGGAGTTTTCATTGATCAGCATTCCTCCCTTGTTGTGGGAACAGCCTCTCCATGCTGCATGAATTCAAAACAGAGATGCGGTTTTATCCAGATCGCTTTCCAGAGCTTCTTCGCCACGTCGCCGAACAGCTCACGCGGGAGATAGACAATCTCGCGTCACCACGCTAAGCAAATGCTGTTTCGGACTAACGGTGGAACTGTGTGGAAAAGCATATTAGCTGCGTTGGTAATTTGCGTTTCCACGCTGCCGACGCTCGCCGGTCTTAGCGCCAAAGACATGGAATTGGCACACGGACTTGCAAAGATCCTGACCATTGCAGACAGGTGCGGATATCTGATCGACCAAGCCGCACTGAAACACTATTATCAGTCCTCCGGCTTGGACACTCCGGAAGCACTCGGTGCAATTTCGCTCCTGTCCATGAACTATGAAGACGGTCCTCCGCCGACCGCGTCAGATTGCACATTGGCAAAAACTACTGGCGAAAAACTGGGTATCGTTAGTCCCAAAGGCTGACCACAGGCACGACTTCTGAAGCCTTCGCAATCTCTGGCAGAACCATCTTCGTACCTGCCGGCAGCAGTACGGGCAGCGCCGCGAGACCGGGATTGGCTTCCAGCACCCGCTCCACATAACCGCTTTCGCCGCCATAGATGCGACGGCAGATCGCATCGATCATTTCATTCTGAATGGTGGTGTAGATCGTGGGCATGCCATTCATCCAAACAGCGTTGTCACGATGGAAAGCGGTGAAAAGCTCCCCCCCGAATAGCGCTTCAGGCGCAGACGAAAGATATCCTTCCTGGGTCGGCCGAGTGCATCATGGAACGACTGGTCTTCCGAAATCCCCTCGATCACATGCAGCCCGTAGACATTGCCCGCAAGCGTTATCAGCGGCAGAACCTCGCCCGACCCCGCAGCATTGCGCAGCCCCTCCAGGACAGAAAGCCCTCCGAATTCATGGGGGAAGATGACCCCCTCGATGTCGACGATGTCTTCATCGCCGCCCGTCCACTGCAATCTGTTGAGCCCGCCGACGGTGGCAATATCGGCCCAGTGCGTCGACAGCTCCCGACGGATACCATTGTAGCCGAACCGCAGGCTGTGGAACATGAATGGCCCGAGGGCCATGGGAGTAGCCATCAGTTCGCCCCGTCGGAATAAGCGCCCTGTGAAAGCGCATCCAGCTTTGCCGATAGCGCCCGTTCGGTTGCCGTTGCGATTTCTCCTGCACTGGCATTGGTCTGCGCGTTGATCGTGATGTTGACCACGGGCGCTGGCATCGGGTTGACGACACGAACATCCTGCGTGCCGCTTGGCGTGGTTTGAACCGGGTTCGGCACGGATATGGATGGCGTTCCGACAAGGCTTACGTCTTGCGGGCCATCCTGCTCGGGACGGAGTGTCGACCGCACATGGTCTCGAAAGCTGAAGCCCTCATCGGCAGCCTTGCCGAAAAAGAACCGTCTCCAGTCAATGCCGTTATCTGGCCGGTCGTTCAGACGCTTCAGCCGGTCTTCCCGGCTTTCATTCGGATCGACCCCGAGCCACCAGCCCGGTTCCCCCCTCTCGAATGATCTGGATTTTGCAACAACATCAGGACCATATTTGGAAATTGCGGTGCCAATCAGTGCGGCTCCTGCCGCGCCGAAAAGCACGCTGCCCAGTGCACTGAGACCGCCGCCGGTTGCACCCGCCGTGGCTCCGACGCTGGCCGCGGTTCCAACCATCGCCGCTTCGGTTGCGGCGATCGCAGTGCCTGCGCCCCGGATAAGCCCCAGGCTCCGCGCGAGTCGACCGGCAACTCCGGCCAGACGCGCCGTCGGGCCAACAAGCATGGCGATACCGGCACCGATTCCTGCCCATTCGAGCGCGGACAACCCTTTTAGGTTGTCCATGAACTCACTCAAACTTTCGGCATCTTTGACCGCTTCAATGAGGCTGGATGCAGCTATCGCCATTATGGCAATCCGCCCCGATTTGGACAGTGTGAGAGCGGCGGCACCCGCTGCCAGACCGATCAATGCCCGGCCGGTAAACGCCAGGGCAAGCGCTCCGCCAATCGTCATCGCCCCCGACATCCTGGAAAGGGCATTGCCTATATTGTCGGCGGCTTCACCGAAATTCGCGGCCAGGACATTATCGGCGAAGGACCGCAGGTCCTGACCGATATCACGAAAGCGGTTGGACAGGCGTGCAAGCCCGATCACCCGATCGTCCGCCTGCTTCAGCCCTCCTTCGAATGCCTCCCCGAAAATCAGGTCGCCGATATCGTTGATCAGTTCCCGAACGCCGCCTGTTCCGCCATAGCCGATGCCGCCGAGGAAACCGATCATCGAGGCCTTGATCTGGTCGAATATGCCGACACGCTGATCGAGCGTATCGAGAACGTCGCCAACTCCGAGGGCGAATTCCTTGATGGTCGGCAACCATCCGTCTCCGATACCGATGCCGACCCCCCTCACCTTGTTCCAGAGCAACTGCAGGGCATTCGCGCCGGTTTCAGCCCGCACCACATACTCATTGAATGCCGACCCCGAATAGGACGCCGTGCTCGCCACCATATCGAGCTCTCTGCGCAGCTCGCGCGTATCGGCGATGACCGGCATCAGGGCGCGCGCCTCGTCGCCGAAGAGCGCGGACGCGATGCTCGCGCGCTGCCACTCCGGCAGCTTCCGGATGCGCTCGAACACGTCGAGCGTGGTCTTGAGCGCGTTCTTCTGCATCGACTTGGCAACCTTGACGTTGTCCAGTCCCAGTTTCCCCATGGCAAGGCGCTGCGATTTGGTGGCCCGTTCTCCCATGGTCAGGGCACGCCCCATGTTGCGGAAGGACGTAGCCGCGACCTCGCTCTGCGCACCGGCGGACACCATCGATGCGCCGAATGCGAGTGTTTCTGTATCGGAAAATCCGAACATCTTGCCCGTCGCGGCCACACGCTTGTCGAAGTCGACCAGATCGCGGGCGGCAGAAGCTGTATTGTTGGACAGGTGGTTGATCGCATCGGCATGAAGGCCCAGCTCCTCGACATTCATGCCGAGCTGCGTCTTGATCTTGGCCAGGGCATCGCCGGTTTCGCCCTGCGACGTATCCCACGCGACCGACACCTTGGCGGCCATTTCCGAGAACTTGCCCAACTCTTGCAGCGGCACGTTGGACTGGCCCGCCGCGGCATAGATATCGGCGATCCCCTCGGCCGTGACCGGCAGTGTTTTCGACATCGACAGAATTTCACTGCGAATGGCCGAGAGCTGGGCGGGCGTACCATCCACCACTTTGCGAACGTCGGCGAATGCCTCCTCGAACTTGAGCGCGGCACCGACCGTTCCGCCAATCCCCTCGCGAACCCCGATATAGCCGGCCCCCATCGCCATGAGGTTGCGAACGGCTCCGCCGCCAACTAGGCCGCCCCCCAGGAATGCGCTGCTGGTGCGCCTGGCCCGCGCCTGCAACTGGTCGAGCGCATGGCCGATGCCCTTGGCGGGACCACTCACCTGGTCGAGGAGCGAGACGATGAGTTTGGAGGTCAGCGTCGCCACATCATTCACCCTGCAGTTTCTTGAGATCGAGAATCGCGTCGCGCCAGCGGATCGCCTCCGATGGCGTCAAGGCGGTTATTTCGGACAGGGAACTGTTCAGTTCCCGGCAGAGCCAGGCAGTCAGTCGCCGCCACCCTTCTCGGCGACCCTCATGAAAGGGCGCAGGGCTCGATCGCACGCGGCGTAGTCGGGCAGCGCGAATTCACCGATCTCCGGCTGCGTTGCGCCGGAGAGCTGCGCCATCATGAGAACCGTCATCGCCTGCGGACCGGCGTCCTTGGCGACATTCTCGACCACCAGCAGATCGGCGACCTTGGGCTCGCGAAAGGTAATGGTATCGGACGACTTGCCGGCAAGGGTGTAGAACCGGCCGAGCTTGACTTCGATCGTCTTGGTCATGACAGCCTCCTTTACGCCAGCAGCGCCGAACGGATCGCGGCCGTCTGCGATACGCCCCCGATCGAGACGGAGAACGGATCCATCTCAATGAGAGTCTCGCCGTCGACCTCAAGCCGATAGTAGCGAAACGAGATCGAGTGTTGGTTCTCACCCACCTCCCCCGGCTTCCACGAGCCATGATCGTTCTTGGTCAGGCGGCCGCGGATATAGGCGGTGGCGTTGACGATCGTGCCGTCCTCATGGGCCAGCGCGCCGGTGAACATGAACTCGCGCTCCTGCCCCACGGCAAGGCCGAACAGCTTGATCACCTGTGGATCGAAAGCCGGCAACTTGATCGATCCTTCAAGCTTCTCATAGCCCATGGGAATATCTATGGGCATGACCATGCCGGAATTGCGCATCTCCTCCAGCTTCTCGGAGGGGACGGGCAGCATGATCTCGCTGATTTGCCCGAGCTTGGAAATACGATCGACGAAACCTGTGCAGTTGCGCAGGATATAGCACGGCATGCTGGACATGGCCGGAACCTCTTGATTGGTGTTTCGTGGAAAGGTCGACTGGCCGCCGTCAGGCGGCCAGCGCGCCGCTGCTGATCTCCTGGGCGACCTGGTTGAGCAGGAGCGTGTAGGAAACGATGTTGCGGTGGCTGGTGATACGGATGTCGACCATCGGCGCCGGCGGCTCGAACTTGACACCGAGTTTGACGATGCCCTGGGCGAGGTCGTTGTTGGTATTGCTGTCGAGCAGCCAGACATCATGCCCGGGCAGGATCGCGCCTTCATATTCCATCGTGCGGAGGAACGCGCGTCCTGCCTCGATCATGAATTTGAGATTGGCCATGCTGAAAGGACGGTCGACGAATTCCAGATAAGCCGCTTCGATCGCCTCATTCACCGCGTCGGCGGCACGCCGAACAGATACGAACTGCCAAAGGGAATCGCTGTCGCATGTCCACACGCCCCAAAGCCGAAAGCCCGAATTGTCCAGATTGACGATCGTGTTGACGCGATGCTCGTTCAGGTAGTTCGACTGCCCGCCGTACTCGATCGGCCGGTTGAGCCCGACGATACCAGCCACTTCGACATTCGATCCTGCCCACCAGAAGCCCTGCTCGAGGTCCATCTTGGCCTGACGGGCAGCAAAAATTGGGGAGGATGGCTTGGGAACGTTTAGCGCCAGCTCCGAATCGAACTTGAGCACTTTTGGATCGCAGATGAAGACGCGCCCGGAATTGATAAGGCCACGATACTGCACCGCGGCCTGATCGGTCGTGTCCGGTCCGTCGACATAGGCGATGGCACGCAGGGCGTCTGCAACCCCCATCAACTCGGCAACCACCGGATTGATAACGGATCCGATATTGGCGGTCGCGGTGGCATCCTTGGAGCCGGTCTTTCCGGTGATGGTTACCGTGACCGGCGACGTATATCCATAACCCGGCTTGCTGACGAGGATGTCGGTGATGGCCCCCGAAGTTACCACGGCCTGCGCCTCGGCTCCGCTCCCTCCCCCGCCGCTGATCGAGACAGTGGTGCTGTCCTGTTCGTACCCCGTTCCACCTGCAGTCACGGTGATGGATGCAATGCCATCGCTGGGAGACGACTGCGTAAATCCGGGCGCAGACAACAGCTTCGGCTTGTACAGGCCATCCGAGCGTGCACGGCGGAACGCGTGCACCCCTGTAAATGCTGCATGACTCCCAACGATGTTCGCCCAGGTCTGACGGGTATCTTCGCCTTCTTCAATCCTCACGAGCACAATCGGGCAGACGACCTGGTCGTAAATGCTGTCGAGTGCATCCATCAGCGTACCTGCGTCGCCAAGGCCCTCTGCATCGGACGGGCGCAGGATCAGGATCGGCTTGTTGATGGGAAATTTCGCCTCATCGGCATCGGGAGCTGTGCCGATGAGGCCGATGACAGCGGTCATTGCGGTGCTAACCAGCACCGGAGTTTCGGCGGACTGGAACACGCGTGTGCCGTGGTTGAATGACACGGATGCCATGGAAGATTCTCCTTTGCTGATTTGCGGGCATAAAAAAACCGCCTCTCGGGCGGCTGGCTGTTTCGGAGCGGCGGGTCGTCTAGTTCAATGCGAGCCCATCGGCCCACATCGCATCGATGTCCTCGGGAGACAGATCGATGCCGGGATGCGCGCCCAAGAGATCGAAGAGCGGGTCGGTCCGGTAGTACTGCTGCACATCGGCCAGCTTGTTCCTGGTGATGGTGCGGTTCGGCTCGGGCAAGTCCTCGATGGCGGTGTTGATCCGGTCGCGCAAGCCCGGCTGAAGATCGATGATTGTGTTGAGACGCCAGCGTTCCAGTGGCGGCATTGCCGCCCGGCGCTCCTCTGGCGTCGGCTCCGGGGGCGGAGCGTATGGCAGAATCTCGTATTCCCCGATGTTGTCCGCCAACCACTGCCGGATCACTGGGTTGAGACCATATGGGTCGCTTTCCCGTGAGAAATACTCGCACCGGTACGTATCGCCGGCGCTGTCTGTAATTTCGGCATCGACAACAAATGCGGCAGGCTCAAGCGTTGCTCTGACGCCAAAAACGGTACGCAGCGCCATTTGATTCTGATCGCTCACCGCTTCTTGTGTAGTTTCTTCTTCGCTGATCATTATGCCGTTCTCTGCGCAAGGCGGTGCTCGTTGGCGTAGCCGGCGCCCCGACAGCGCCAAGTCCCGGAAAGAGCACCCCCCGTTCCGGTGGTTGTATATTGGTGATCCGCACTCGTATGTAGGCGAGGAGAAATGGTGCCGTTCCGGACACCTGCGGACGTGTTTGCACCGCCGAGCCAAACGCTGATCATATGACCTAGGGGAAAGTCCGTACCGTTGAGAGCGTCTCCCGTGTAGACCTCGGCGGCTACAAAACTCAACGCATGGGTATGGCTAGTTGCGCCGACGCTGTTGGTCGTCGAGTTCGAAATACTCGAAGGTGTTCCAAGCGCTATTGAGCGGTCAGCACTCAGCGTGCCCCCACCGCTAAGGCCATTCCCGGCCGTGATCTGGCGCGAAGTCTGAACGGCGTTGACGATGCGGCTGTCGTTCCCCTGCGCCGCCGTCCCGGCGGTCGTGCCATATGAAACGTCCAGCGTGACATCGCTGGAAAGCGCTCCACCATTCGATAAACCCGTGCCACCGATGACCTTGCGCGTGTTGGGCACGGCGTTGACGATGCGGCTGTCGTTCCCCTGCGCCGCCGTCCCGGCGGTGGTCCCGAACGAGACGGCGAGTGTCACGTCCGCAGACAGTGCGCCACCCCCCGACAGGCCAGTGCCGGCGCCAACCTTTCGCGTGGCGAGGACATAGCTGGCGGCGTCCACGCCTCCGAGCTTCGCGCTGTCGGCGGCGAGTGCCGTCTTGCCGAGATACGCGGCATCCGCGCCGAGGTTGGCGCGCGCGGTTGCCTTGTTCGGCAGGTCGTTGAGGTTCTGGTCCTTGGCGAGCTTCTGGCCGATCAGCGTGGTCAGCGTGGTTGCCAGGTTCGGGTCATTGCCGAGGGCGGTGGCGATTTCGGCGAAAGTATCCAGCGTGGCGGGCGCGGAGTTGATCAGCGCCGCGACTGCATTGGCGATCGCCGTGTCGGCCGCCGTCTTCGTATAGGCGTCGGTGATGCCATAGCCGGCGAGCGTCGTCGGCTTGCCGGTCAGCGCGACGAAGCTGTGGGTGTGTGCGTTGAAAGCCGCGATCTGCGCGGCCAGCGCCTCCTCCACCGTCTTGGCCTTCTGGTCGGCGCTGACCAGCGCCTGCCTGACCTTGTCGATTTCGGTTCGCTGGATGCCGTCCTTGTCGGGAAGCGGCCAGCCATAGTTCGGAGTGGTCGCCATGTCAGATTTCCGTGGTTACCATGCGCAATTTCGAGATCTGCGGCCGCGCTGCTGGCGTGCCGGTCAGCGTGATGCGGGTGCGCGCGTCGAGCGGCGTATAGGGCTTGCGCTGATAGGTCTGCTCGACAACGCCGTCACCGAGCGGCGTCGCGCTGCTGACCGACGCGACAACAAAGTCGCCAGGCATCCCCAACTCGACCTTCAGCGTCGAGCCGGCCGGCAGGAAGGCGTCCAGCGTCGCGCTGACCCGTGTTGCGCCGTCCGCCGGCACCGCGCGAGACACGTAGTCGGCGGTCAGCGCGAGCTCGCCCTCCACGACCTGCACGCCGGGAAACAGGAAGGGCGTGATGCGCGATGTGCCTTTCAGCTTCGCCGCCACCTGGACGGTTTCATTCTGGATGAACTGGTCTAGCCTGATACGCTGATCCGGCGAGGCCGTGATCACCTCGCCGTTGGGGCGGGTCAGGGTCAGCTCCACGCTGGCCTGGCTTTCGGGCGACTGGACACCGGCGAAGACGATGATGTCGCTCATCTTGGTGGCAGTGAACGCGCCGATCGGCACGGTCCGTTCCACCGGCTCGAACCGGCAGGCGATCAACTGGAACACGAGGTCGACATCGTTGTGCACGGTCCAGGTCATCGCATTCGATGATGACAGCAGGACGCCGACGACGAAGGGCTGCTCGGAAACGATGCTGTTGTTCTGGTCGATCTTGCCGAGCTGCGCGACCGCCATGGCGTGATCGGCATCGTCGGTCAGGACGACGAACGCATATTGACGTCCCGGCTCCAGGTAGACGGGCACGCCGAACCGGGCCATGAAGAACTCGCCGGCTT